CACCAAGCCCGAAGTCAAACGCTTAAAGATCCTTGCACAGATTGCCGCTGAACATGGGATGCTGAACCGCTCGCAGATCTACGACACACTTGAAGCAGTGGACGATGCAAGCATCGTTACAAAAGTAAATAAACTCTCTGGGATTATGATGCACCAAGGCGAGCGGATGAACCGTCAGGTTACGATGATCGCTGCGTACAATCTTGAGCTTGCCAAGATGAAAAAAGAAGGTCGCACTATTGACGATGCGGCAATGGTCGAGGCAGCTAATCGTGCTATTTATTTGACCGAGCTTACCAACGGTGGTATTGCTGCTGCCGCTGCACCCCTGATTGCCCAGAAGTCAGCGATTGGTCGTCTGGCGTTCATGTTCAAACGCTATGGCGTGTCGATGTACTACTTGCTCTTTAAGGCTGCGCGTACTGCACTAAATGGGGAAGATAAACCAACCCGTATTGCTGCAATGAAACAAGTTGGATACATCGCAGGGATGACTGCGCTTACCGCAGGGATCTCAGGGCTACCGCTCTTTGGTGCGATCTCTATGCTTTACAGCGCGTTCAAAGATGACGACGAAGAAGATCTTGAATCTATCGTGCGTCGTGGCGCAGGGGAGTTGGCGTATAAGGGATTGTTGAACTACACCACAGGATTAGAGATTGCTTCTCGCATGGGCTTGAGTGACCTCATCATGCGTGATGTAATTAATGAGAACGAAAAAACTTTACCCGTTCGCCTGCTGGAAGCCTTCGGTGGTCCTGTGTATGGAACTTTTACCAAGTTTGAGCGCGGCGTAGATCAGTTGAAGGACGGACATTATTACCGTGGTATTGAAACCATGATGCCCTCTGCCCTTGCTAACGGGTTGCGTTCTTTCAGGTTTGCTACTGAGGGTGCAAATACCTTACGAGGCGACCCGATTGTTAGTGACATAAGTCCTTTTGGGATCGGTGCACAGCTCTTAGGCTTTACTCCGGCAGACTACACCCGACAGCTTGAAATTAACTCGGTTGTAAAAGGTATTGATAAAGCTGTAACGGACGAAAAAACTAAGCTGCTTAAGCGTTACTACTTAGCTACCAGGATGGGTGACGTTGATGAGCGTATGGAAGTTAGGGATGATTTAGTGGCCCTAGCCCGCAAGTACCCCGGTATGTTCAAAGAGGGTGTGGAAGCCTCTATCCAACGGTCGATGGCGCAGCATAAGCGCACGACAAAAGAAATGTACGCCGGGGTTACCCTATCAAAAGGTATGCGCGACGAATTGCTTGCGCTTGCTAGGGAATACGAGGACTGAAAAAAACCCCGGCATTGGGCCGGGGGAATGGGTTGGGAACGCCCAACTCAAGAGGAGAGTAGATGGACAACATCTACGGGGCGAAATGTATCACACAATTCTCCAAACGCGAAGCCCTAATTTCCCACCCTCTACCCGACCTTTAATTTCTATGCGCCAGCCTTTGTGTCTGGCAACCTGCCGTAACTGAGTTTTTAACTTTTTTAAATTCAACGCAGGGATAAACACGGACATACCAACTTCCCATTTGTTATAGGGAATTTTTATAACCACTCCATCTGGGTTTATCTCAGGCGGCGGTTTCGGTGGGGGACTCCACATCGGTCATAGCATCCATGTTGTAGAGCACGATGGCACTTGTCGGGGGAATGTTCATGCGGGTGCCTTTAGCCATGCGCTTGCTTTTAATCTCTGCCTTGGTGCTTTGCATCAACGCTTTAACAAATGGATCGTAAACAATTGACTTCTTACCACACCAGTCTCTAAAAGCGTCAACTGCAATAAAAAGTGTTTTAGTGTCGTACTCGTACCGCAGCTTTAACCCCATACGTGGTGTACTATCTGGCATAACAATTTGCTCAAGTAGTTCGTTCTTATCTTTGCGAGCGTCCTCTGTGCTTCGGATTGACAGTGTGTTAGAAAAGTTTTCCGCCCAGTATTGCCCAATGATGTGCAGTGGGTCGATCTTGGCTTCTTCTCTGGTTACCGATGCGTGGCCGATGACCCTTACTACCCACTTAAAAACTTCAGCCACGTTCCAATCAATTAATCCTAGCTTCTTGGCGATGATAAGCCCAGTAAGTGATGAAGCGCACCCTGCCGAATAGAACCGATCCTCATAAGACAGGTTAGCTTCTTTATCGAGCTTCAGCCTAACTTGCGTCCATAACTCTTCAGTTTCTTTTAGGTTACGCATAACCCACTGGAGAAACGGGATGTGTGCATGACCGTAGTTAGTGTTGATGGCTTTTGCCAGTATGTCGGTATCTTCTTTACGCAGCTTCAAACCTTTGACCGCTTCAATTTCTAGTATACGGTACATCTCTGCGTTAGGTGCAGCTTTCTCCATACGCATACGATCTGACAGCTTTGTGTTGCCGGTCGATATGGCTATAGTTTTCCAAGGCAGACCGCGCCATCTTTCTTTGTTGCTGTTCGACTCCATACGGGCACGTTGCAAGCCATTAGGAATTGAGTACGCATAGTGGCTTGCTTCTTTTCCATCGATGTTGGTCATCTCATCGAAGTACATACAAATGTTTTTGAACACTTCGGTACGGGCCATACGGCTTGCATGAGTATCGTCGTGCTTCATCATAACGAGGCTTGGATCACCCCATATAGAAGCACCCGCTAGCATGGCAGTTGTTTTGCCGTAACCTGAGTCTGCACTGTAGACATGAACGCCAAGCCCGTGCACCGCAGAAAAATCCATGAACAACGACCCAAACCCGCAACCGATTATGAATTTGTGCATCTCACTGTTCGGCTTATCAGTAAAGAACTGCATGGTTTCTTTCCACTTATCAAGCGTACCTGCCTGTGTGAAGAAGTGCATGTAGTCAAGTGTTTTACTTGATGGTGGGCTGTGCTCGATGCCTTGCGGAGAAAACTCTTTGTTACCTACCACAAAACTTAAACGTTGTTCTTCTTTTTTAACCCAACCAAACTGCATGTGTGTCATGCCGGATTTCTCCAAAAATTGTAGGTAGTTAAACCAAGCAACCACGTATGCTTTGATTTCATCCATCTTGTTTACGGCTATGCCTTGCATGGCTAACTTCTTACGAAGCTCTTCCGTTGATAGCGCGTTTGAAATTGTAAATTCACGCACACCGTCTTTGGGCAAATGCAATCGCATGACCGCGCACTCACCTAGCTCTGCGTCCATCAACCGCTTCACCACATAAAAATCGTTGTGGTATATAGACTTTTCAACTTCGACGTATGCACCATCAGGTGCTTTCTTTGCTTCACGTTTAAAAACACCACCGTTCTGTCCACGAAAATAAGGCGGAGGGTATTTAGGTATCGTGTATTGCTGTAAATATTCTTCAGGTAAATCTGTTGGGTGGTCGGTGACAACAGTTGTTTCTTCTTTAGCTTCTGCAACAGACCGCCCCAAGGTAATTGGCGATCTGATCTGCCCACGGTGGATGCACCCCTCACACTTGCCGGGATTGTATTTTTCAAAGGTATCGCATAAGAACGGGCCTTTGATTTGTGCAGCTTTCTGTTCTGTTTCAACAGGATCGTATTCGGGGTGGTTGCGCGACACAATGTGTATCGCCTTGTCAGCTTCCACGGTAAACGCTGCAATCGACAGCGCAGCTCGCCACTTGGGTTCGTCCATCGTGGCTTGGTTTGTTATTAAATCTTTAAGCTGATTGCATCCTATGTTGCTGTTTGTTTTCTTTAGGATGAGTTTGAAGCTGTTAGTGTAGCTGCCAAGCAGGGCTTGGGTAACGGGGTCTAGCTCTCTGGGTTTGAATAGTTGTCTTTGTCTAGACTCTTCGCCTATGGTCGATTGGTAAAACGAAAAGGGTTGGGGGGTGCACTCTCCATTGATGATCTCGACGGGTCGTGGTTCGCTCTTAAAGTGCGATGTGCCCGGAGTGCGTAAGACCGACGCAGCATTACAAGTTATAGAGTTATCAACTTCAAACTTGGCGGCTTTTATAAGCGTGTCGAGTTTCCATGCAACCTTCTGCCATTCTTCTTTGGTTACCTCTTGGGTGAAAGGCCAATAGACATGGACACCTCTACCACTACTTGTCAGTAAAGGTTTGGGTAGTTTGTATGCTTTACAAAAAGAAACTAGGGCGCGTATCCCATCTTCGCGTGTGGCGTAGGGCTTTCCTTCCCCACAATCCACATCTAAAAACAAACTCTTTAAGTAGGCTGCGTCTTTAGCTTTACGGGTTCCTTTAACAGGGAATGTAGCCAGTGCAAAGTACGCATCCCAGCCTATACGTTTTGCTTCTTGCCCTCGTTCAATAAGACCGTCGATCTGCTCGTAGTAGCTTTGCTTATATACGTTATCTTTTTTTGGGCCTTTCGATGTATACGCAACGTATATACCTTGCGTGGGTAATACTGTCTCTAAAAATTTTAATGTATCCATAGCCGCTTCCTCCGCAGAAAAAAGATAGGGCGACAGGACTCCCTGCGGCGCGGAGCCTTTTCAATCCGTCGATCTAGTCGCCCGTAGGCTACAACTTACTCGTCATCAAACTCATTGAGTAAGTCAGACAGTTTAGTGTCCGGCTCGGTTTTCTTTGCTGCAACCTTTGGTTCAGGTAGGGCAGCAGGGGCGTTACGCACCCCATCCGTTTGAGCCACTGTCATAGTAACCGCTGCCTGAGCTTCTGGTGCGTCTTTAGCGGCTTGCACCATATTGAATTCGTCCTCAGTGATAGGACGAACAGGCTTGAATACCAACTTCGGTGTGGGGCTTGACGTATCAAACCGCATCTCAGTAATCACCCCAGTGATGGGTGCTCCGTGCGCTGCAAGATGTTTTGCGTAAGCAAGTAACGGCCATTTGCCATTAGTACCATCCCCAAAAATACTTGTTGATGGCAGCGTAAGCTGATACACAAATCCGTTAGGCTCGTTCTCAGGAATTACTGCAAGGCGGCGTTGGAAACGACACGCACGGCTTTCGCCCTGCCCAGAGCCTTTGATGTTTTGTGGGCAGTCGGCGCACTTCTCTGCCTGACGGTTACGTGATTTAGCATCTGAGGTGATGCCATCATTTGACCAACAATCAGGTGCAGATACCTGCCCTTTGACATAAGTACCGGCGTAAAACACACGAGCGTTGTTTGCCGCAGCTTTAACGATGATCATATTCATCGAGCGATCTTCGTTGACTGCTACTTCCTTACCGCCAACAAGCATACGAAACACGCCACCTTCGATAGAGATGCGCTTCGCACCGCCACCGCCACTACCCCCTGCCAGTGCTTGGGTTGCTTCGTCTTGCATATCTTTGAGATATGCGGGTAAACCACCTTTGAACAATGCTAATTCAGACATCTATTTCTCCTTACAGATCTTTATCTGGGTTAAAGTCAAGTTCCAACTGCCGAGGATCTTTCTTCTGCTCCTCAATTTCTTTTGCCTTGCTGTAATTTTTCAGTGCTGCGTCAACGTCAGACAGCTTGAAGCGGTACACATTGGCAATCTTTAATGCGGGGATAATGTCAGCTCGCATCCACGAGCGCACGGTTGAGATTGACACTGAATAATGCTTCGCCACATCTTCAATCGTGATGTACTTCTCATCGACGACTTCCATTAATTTCTCCTACGTTGAACGGTTACGGAGTATTCGCTGTCCACATTCATCCCCGGTGGCAGCAAATCGGGGTTGTTCTCCAAGAACTCTTTCAAATTGTTTTGATGCACCCGCCTCTCTAACACCTGCGGGATGTTGTGTTCCATGATGAAGTTGTAAAAGTTATCCCAATCGCTCGTCCAGTATTTTTTGTTGACGGTGCGGTACACCAACCCTTCGGTGGTGCGGATGCTTTCTACATTGGCTGAGCGCATCTGGTCGAGAAGTTCGTTCTTAACCAAACGCATCTTCTCGCTTATGGCTTCGTATGCTGTGTCGTATTCGCGGGTTAGGGCTTCGCGTTTTTCCCGCATCTTGATATAGACGCGGACTAGTTTATCGACGGAGATACCGTCCTCTTTGTCAGTCATCTTACTCTCCTGTGTTGTGTTATGCCGCTAATATAATGGCATTAAATGCTCTTGTCAAGCACTTCCTTGTATAAGGATACAAGTTGTACGTGGGCATTAACTTTACTATCAAGAAGTTTGTATAAATGTTTTTCTGCGTTACTGCCTACCAACCGTACGACAGTCACCTTGTTTGTTTGCCCTGCTCGGTGCGCCCGTGCGTTGGCCTGTGCGTAGATCTCATGCGAAGGGGTTGG